CTGTCGATGGTGGAGGTCAGATTGTTGTACAGAACATCGAAATCCGCGCAATCCGTGAAGCCACCACCTTCCTTCTCGATCCTGGTCAGTTTCTTCCCGTATTTCGCCCTCGCCTCTTTCCATGACATCCGGATCAGATGGAATCCGTACCGCGAGTCTGAATAGTCCGGCTCATCGGAGTAGGGGTCGATGAAGATGGAAAACGGGTTTTTCGGAGAGAATTCCTTGATATCCCCGTCGCTGGTTCCCTCAGTCTCGGCAAATGATATCCCGAGCCACCCTACCCCGCCTGACGCTTGATCCAGCCGGCATCGGTTCCGGTGCATCCAGACTTTTGACTGCCGGTCAACGAAGGCGGACATCCCGCGAAGGATGCCAGCCATTTCTTCGTCTTCGCGGTCGCCTGGGTCGGTGCCATGCTTCGAGTTGACACTGACAAAAGACACATCCACTGCCCCCGGAATCAGCCGTCCTACCTGTTGCCGGTAGTAAGCCCCGATCAGTGGGGCCGTAACGCTCGCCTTCCCGTCCTTGGCTCGGAGCTCGACTGTCTTGGCATCCCACTGGATGGTCTGCAGGTAATGCTTGTCTCGTCGGGATATGGCGTAAATTGGATTCCAGAAATTGAAAGCTTCCTCAAACTGCGACCGGGCCACCTTCATCTCTTTCGAGAGAGGCTTGGCGGAGTCGTGTTCGGATACGTCCTCCGCCTTCTCCTCGAAGGGCTGGTTTAGTTTCAGGTGCTCCTTTTCAGCCATTTGCTTTTACGGGCACTCCGGATAGCAAACGCCGCACAGCTTCTGGTCCCACTCTGCCAGGGTGTACGGGGGCTGGTTGTTGCCGCCGATCTCCAAATAAGAGCGCATGGTCTCGAAGATCGCCTCCAGGCAGCCCAAGTCGTTCGGATTACACCCGCATTCCGCACCGAACTCACTGAATCGGTCGATATCCATCACCCGGAGGATGAACTGAAACCAGCCGCGATAGTCTGAACCGGGGACGCCCCAGAAATTCACGTCGGAAACCACCATCGATCGTCCGTAGGTGTTCACCACCTCGCCGTCGATCTCCGGTCTCCAGTAGGTGCCCATGGCCGAGAATCCGACCAGCAGCATTCCGGCCTTGGTCACTTCGGAAGTCGAGATTCCCAGGTTTTCTCTCTTCACCCGGTTCTTGACGTATTCGACATAATCCATGACCACCGAGAGGCAATCGCAGATATCGCATTCTTTGTAGACCGGGCAACATTCTACGCAGTCCGGGCCTCCGCACTGGAGTAAATAATAAGGGCCTTCTTGAGCCATGGGGTATACCTCTTGTTTGCAGGGTTAATTTACCACAACAGATGTGGTTTCGCGATTCCGCCGCCCTGAGCGACCGGAAAATCAATAATATTGTCGTCTCTCTCTGCGCTCCTGTCAACCGGCCTTAGAATCCTTCCGGAACCTCTTGACTGATAGGCGCAATAAAGAAAATCCATGGCGTGGTCATGGCCGGTAACGGTGCCGTCTTCTCCAAGCCTGAGGTTTGACCATTCATCTTCCAATCCGCCGTTGCCTTCGACGATGTAGAACTGGTGATTCCGGCCCTTCTCCTCAATCGCCCACCAGACCTGGTGCTTGATGGCTTCCCGGTTCGGGCGCGTGACGTTCGACGGAAGCATATTCAGCCCGGCGTCGCGAAAAGACTGCGCGAACGGTTGCTTATCTTCTCGTTTATCGCCCCGCTTTCCGTCATGCGGCCATGCGCACGGGATCGTCACGTCAATTCCCATTGTCCGTAGTTTGTTGACGAATTCTCCCGGAGCCATCTTGTGCTCCTTCACCACTCTATCCGCAAAATGTTCCCCGGTATGTACGTTCGTATAGAGCGATCCAAAAGCCATGGCGTCGCCCAGGCCGAACCCGAAATCGATCCCGTGAACAACACTGTACGCTCCCTCAGCCAAGTCTCTGATGAACTGCGCCTTCGGATATCTGATCTCCCCCGGACGGATCGTGAAGAATGAGCCGCCGCCGCCGGATGGAATGCCGTAAAGCCGTGCGGGGGCTTCGCGCTCCGACGTGTTCCTGATCAATTCTTGCTTCCGTTCTTCCGGGATGATGTGGTCCGGCACGTCGTCAATCCCGATTGTGATCATGTCATTTCCAACCCATGTTGTTTTCGGGTTCTGGTAGATGTAATCGACAAAATCCTTAGGGCAATACAGGTGCGGGGTCATGGTGATCAGCCCCTTGCTTCCGTAAGGCGAGTGAGTCTGACGCGGGATGGTCTCCTGGAAGTAGTTGAGCGGGATACCCTCGTCTATCCATACGTACCTGATCCCGGTTTTCGACTGGAAGTCCAGTATTGACTTCTCGGTGTGCATGAAATCTATAACCAGTTCTTTCCCGCTGGCGTGCTCGATCACAACGTGCTCTACGCGGTCTGTGTTTGTTTCGCGCGCGATGCTTTTTATTGCCCACCTAGGAATCAGCCCCGTCCATGGCTTATCTTTATTTTGCCACGCCCCTTTTATCCCGATATAGCCATTGTGGCCGAATAGTTTTACGAACGCGCCTTCCTTCAGTGTCTTTGGAGACGCGGAAATAACCCGCATGTCTCCGATATCATCCATCATAAACCCGCCCGCGTCCTTGTACCATTGCTGATACAGCCCGGTGGCGTGCATTGCGACTATCTCAGCAGCGGTCAGCGTTTTACCGCACTGATTGAGCGCAAAAACCGCAACAAAGCCAGCGCTCCCGGTGGCCCTGGCAACGTCCGTCTGTTTCTGATACGGCGCAAATTGGCGGATAGGCTCGGCTTGTCTTTTTGCGAGATGAACCTCTAGTTGCAACTTCTTTGTTCTTGCCGACGGCATTTCAGGGAGGCCTTTATCCGGTCAGTTTTTCAACCAGCGTCGCCATACCGGCCCCAACCGCCCCGGCCAGTGCAAGCACGCCCACGACAAAACCGCGCCCGCCTGCAATCTGGTTTTCCAGGTGCTGAACTCTAGCATCGAGTTTTGTCACAGCGGCAGTCAAATGGTTGACTTCTGCGGCCAGTTCTCCGGCTTCCCTGTCTGTTAGCCCGTTCATTACCCACCAATCCTCAGCAAATCAAAATCGCATGTTGCCATAAGGATAGTTGTCGTTGGGTTGCTGTTCGAGAGACGATAATCGAGCACATCGCCAGCTACCAACTTAAGATCGGTCTTTCCTGAAGCCGCCCCGTCATCGTTGATGTTTTGGATGTCACGCTCGAACCCTGCGTAGATCTGCTCAACATCGTTTTTGAACAATCGCCCGGTGATGTCTCCGCCGGCAGAGGCAGAAAAAGACACCTCGAAGTGCATTTTGTACAGACCGTCATGCTGGACAACCAGGGCACCTGCTACAAGATCAGGCGTCACCCCTCTATCCGTCCCCGCGTCGTAGCCACTGATCTTATAATAAGTCCCGGCAACAACCGCATCCAGAGTGCTGGCGACCAGTTTCAGGCTGCCGAACTCAGGCCATTGCGTTTGGCAACAACATTTTGCGTGTCCCATTAGCTCTTGTCCTTTTTATCTTTCTTCATTTTGTCTCGCTTGGTTTTGTCTGCCTTTTTGTACTCCTTGAGCCAGATTTTATCTTCGTCGGAAAAGGAGCCGAATTCCTCGTCGATTCTGCGAACCTCATCACTCCCGGCGTCTGCCATCGGATGTTTGTCCACAATGTCTTCGACGTACAAACCAGGCGTAACCGGATGGTTCGTCCAAATAACCGCTGCCTCCCCCAATACAACAGCAATCAAGGCTGAGTCAGTGTCGTTCTCTACGATTCTATACATGATTTCAATCCGTTATTACCGTCCAACCGTCTGCTACCAGAGCATTGATTGCCGTTATTCCTGCGCCAGAAGGCGGCGCTGGCGGTGACTGCCCATCAAGTCTGCAATACCCGTTTAGATTTCCGTGTGCTGCCAACGCGATTACCGCATCATTTACGGCCGCAGTGGCCAGCTGGTTGTTGTTTAGATACAAGCGCGTCAACAATACGTTCTGTGTCGCGTCAAACGTAGCTAGCTGGTTGTTGCTTATATACAAGGATGTCAACAATACGTTCTGTGTCGCGTCAAACGTCGCTAGCTGGTTGTTGCTTATATCCAAAAACGTCAACAATACGTTCTGTGTCGCGTCAAACGTAGCTAGCTGGTTGTTGCCTATATTCAAAAACGTCAACAATACGTTCTGTGTCGCGTCAAACGTAGCTAGCTGGTTGTTGCTTATATACAAGGTTGCCAGCAATGCATTCTGCGATATGTCCGACGTCGCAAGCTGGTTGCTGCGTAGGTCAAGATACGTCACTAACACATTCTGCGTCATGTCCAACGTTGTAAGTTGATTGGTGCGCAGATTCAAGCGCGTAACGTTTATCGCATCCGACGTGTCTACCGCAGCGATTTCCTCAGAATCACCGGTCAGGTTCACTATGGTCGCGTCTTTTGGAACATATGCAATTACATCTCGCGGCCCGTCATCAGTATACGTCACCGAAAAATTCAGTCCTGTATGCTCCGTCCCGTCTTCCTCCAGCCACAACACGGGGAGGGCTGAGCCGGTTGACTGGAGCGAATACTCGGTAGGTGTCCCGTTCTCTATGTTCGTGATAACAATCGGGTAGTAATCAGCAAGCAATAGGTTGAATACATCAGCCACCGAATCACAATCGCACCCAACAAATGTGTACGTTGCGGTGATCTCGGTACCGGCGATATCGCGTACAATCTGATTTATAATGTTTCCATCTGAATCCATGATGTCTGTCACCCACACCTCCAGGATGACAGGGTAGCTCTCAATAGCGATGCACATTTCACGCGCCGGTTGTACCACGGCCACGGCAGGACAGATAACAAAATCAACACCTTCCGCAACTTCCTCCCCGGCGGAATTAAACCATCCAGCGAAAACGCCATCTTCGTAGCGCGGGTGGACGATAAACTTTTCAGTTGGTTCCATCACGCTGCAAACAATCAGCGGGTCGGATTCCAGCGTGGACACGCTTTCAGGAACAACATCAATTCCATGGATGCTCACCTTGACGCAATCCTCAAACCCGTCAAAGCAGACCTTGAAATTATCTCCGATTGCCCCCGCGACCGGGACTGTAACGCCCTCGCAATCGGCCAGGCTGGTGGTGTTGACAAGAACGAACGTTCCGTCAATCTGCTTGTAGATTGTCATTGTTCCGGCGTCTGCTGCCGCGGTAACGACGAATCCGTTTTCACTCAGCGGCCCATAGTCCAGGCAACCGGGTGTTTTCAGCGTCTTCTCAAACATGATCAGGTATTCTCCAATTTAATGGCTAGGATAAGTCTTCTTTATAGCACAGTTCCAGCGCCTTCTCCAACGCCGATATTGCACTTGCCTTCACGTAATTGTCAACCGCAACCCCCGGCAGCGTCTCGAGCGCCTTCTTTACCCACGGCGTATCCGCCCCAGCGATTCCCAGCGCATTCCTGATATTCAAGCAGGTGGTGCAATATTCCCATTTTAACACAGCACCGCGCCGTATGAGCTTGAATTTATGCCACTTTCCGAGTTCAAGAATCTTCCCTAGACGCACGTCATGTTTAAGAACCATACCCCCATCAGGGGCGGATATCGCAGGATGCGCCTTTTCTCTGGTAGGCCGCAGTCTGGACAAAGCCCGGATTAGCTCCCTTTTACCTTCCGAATGGCGGTTGCGGCTTCCATATCCTGCTCAAAAACCAACTTCCTGAACTCAACCTCTTGCTCGTCGGTTAAAGAGGCTATGGAATCTTCCAGATTGAACGAGTGCTTAACCTCAACCTTGTTCTTCCATAGCTCCGGCTGCCGGTTGTTGAGCCACATCTTGATTGCTTCCGTGTCAGCCGGGTATTGCTTAACAACATCCCGGCTATCGGTAAAAACGCCTTCGTGAGATGCCAGCTTGGTCTCCGTGTGTTCCCATCCTATTGCCCTATGATACAAGGACATAGCGACATTCGCGTCCGCCATACCCTTCCCCTGGCGGCAGGCGTCACGGAACGCCTTGTGCTTGTCGCGCCAATAACCTATGGTCGAGTCCGTAACCTCGAAAAACGTTGCCAGGGTTTCGTCCGTAGCGCCCATGAGGCAATAATTATAGGCGTGCTGGGGGTGGTACAGGTGGTGGTATTTCGACACGTCGTCCGGCTGAAACACCGGAACGAAGTCGGTTTGGCTCTGGAGGAGTTGTCCCATGCCGGATATTTACGCCATATCCGACGGAAAAGCAAGGGGAAATAAAAAAACCCCCGTCCAGCGCGGAGGAAGAGATGGGGCTTCCAAGGGGGTGGATCGTGGGGTTGACACGATCCGATGCTGGCGGGGGTTCAGACAGAGATTACTTCGGAAGCGCCCCTTTTCTCAATTCATCCCTGCACATCAATATCGTCAAGGCTAAGTCCGTAATGCGTAAACATTCTCTGTGCCATACGGAGCGATGGTTTGTGAGAACCATTCTCAAGTTTGCACAGATGTGTTTGACTGGTCCCGATGTGCTTGGCCGCTTCTTTCTGTGTTTCTTTTTTGTCAATCCGCGCCCTACGGATCAGTTTCTCGAAGGGGAGCCTCCGGGTATTGCTCTTCTTTTCGGGGAGGTATCGGATGCCGTTGATTTTTACTTCCATCCAATGTTGCGCATGCTTCCGCGTGGCCCCCCCCCGATAGCCTCAGCCCTTACACCCTCAATATACTGCTCAAGCCTTGTGTAGCACGTGCTTGTTGGGTAAATACCGTTCTCGTCCGCGTTGTGCAGCATGTCGCTTATGATTTTGCATATCGCGTCCCTATCTTTTTTCATTTGGAATGCCTCCGTGGTTGGTTGATGTTTATTCTACCCACTTACCATCTGGATCAACTCCGTCGCAATGACCTCTGGTGGATTGGGGCGACTGTGCGAACCAAACCCAAAATGCGATTCTTCGTTGACCACATACACTTTTAGACCGGCCGCGTTCGATTCTGGGTCATGCAACCGCGAGCCATCCGGCTGCCAATTTGCATTACAACCATACTGGGTCATTAGTTCCGCCATCTCGACTTTCCCCAAATACAAATTAGTTGGGTATTGATTTTTTTCCAGTCGATATTTTTCTTTTCCATAAAGAATCGCCGCCAGCATTTCTTCTTTGCGAACGGGGCGTTCGATTCTAACGCGGGTCATTGATGCAATATATTCCGGGGATGAGTAGGTTGATAGCATTTTCTATTCCTCAATGTTCTCGGAGCAAAGAAAATATAGGATTTGCGATACCGCTCTGTGGGTTACTTTCACGAACAATTTTGTGCCTTTATAAACCAAAAACTCCCCGATGCCGTGGTCTCCATAATTTGTTACCGAATAGTCTATTAAAGTAACGCCATCAGCGCCAACGAGGTAATAGAACGGGTATTCTCCTTCCCGCCCCGGTTCTATACCGACAATCTGTTTTATTTCGCTCATGTGATTGTTTCGTGTCTTTCGTTCCACTTCTTTATAGATTCGCCAACAACATCCATTTTGGACACCTGAACCCACGGGTCATTGACGTACTTTTCGACCGCTATACCTGAAACTGATAGTGTGCGCGCGGTGCGCCCTCCGGACATGCCGCTGTCAACAGTATAGATTATGGTTCTCGGTACGTATTTCATAACCGTCCGGGCTGTCTCCAAATCCTCGAACAAAGGCGGAGGGATGTCTCTTACCCCATCGGAAAGGTAGGAAGCCTCTCTAGTCCAGCAGGGGTTTTCATCCGGGACATAGACAACTTTGATGGTTTTGTTGTACAACCCAATAATTCTGTACTTGTTCATCGCTTATAAACGCCCTTACGGGTATAGTCCATTGAAAGGGACGAAGTTTGTAATGAATCACGGAGATATGCCTCGACTTGCTCCTTCCAAAGAACCTTGCGGCCCCAATAAACAGGGAACATCGCGCTGTGCTCTAGTCGAAACCGATTCAAAACTTCCTCCCAAAAAAGTTCTACTGTCCGCTCAAAACCGCATGGTTGTGTTTTGTTCATAACCCCCTCCATTCCGCTCTATGGGTAACTTTAACGAAGCCTATTATGTACTCGCCAACAATTCCTTGTCAAACGCTTTAAGAGCAGAGCGTGGTGATGTATGGATAAACCCTGCTTTTCCTTCTGGTGTGAGAAGACTGGCGGTTTTTTGACGTGTTACCTCACGCCCCTCCGGAAAACCTTGTAACAGTTACACGATTGCTACCCGGAACTGTTGGCAGCGCTTGGTAACGCCTGGTATGCGGGTATGTGAGGAACAGTCCGTTTTGGTCGATATTTTACATAACCGTTGTAAAAAAAGGGTAAGACTGGTCTTTGTTGGCGGCTGGGCTGTGTGGGAGGGGGGCTAATAGTTACAGTTACCATGGCGCGCAAAAAGCAAAAGGGGGGTTGCTCTCCTGGCCGCGACACCACCACCGGCCACCCCCTCCCTGGCCTCTGACCGGCCCTACCTCCCCCCCTGCCCATACCTGCCCACCACCGGCCGCTGTCGCGCCACACCTTGTCTATAGCGCGCTGCTGCGGCGCATGAACGAAACCCTTTTGTGCAAACCCTATCGATTGCCTGATCGTTTCATCAGCGTTGCTTATCATTCCATCGAAACGTTTGATGGTCTTATTCCTCAGGCCTTGACCTATGTCAATGACTATAACGCGATATAGGTTGATACTGGCCGCACTGTAATAGAACAACGCCTGTTCTTTCCAACGGCCAACCCGGTCCCTGGTTTCTTCGTGGGCGAAAAACTGGAAGCAAATAACCGATAAAATGAGGATGCAGAAATGAGAGTAAACATGGTCGACAAGAGCAACGGAGAGTTGATCAAAGGTGTGCGCGCTGAAATCGCCGCCCTCCGACTATACGAGGGCGGGCTCTTTGAACATACCGATGACGCCCTTAATACCCTGCTCGCCGGCAACGTGATAGAGAGCGCCTTTATCCGGTACGAGCCGGTAACCAGTAACCTGAGGAATTGAAATGAACATCAGCAACATTTACGAAATGACGCGCGCCGGCCTGCAACCCGCGAGTGAGACCGGCAAAACCGACCTACAGCCAGGTCGCAAGATCACCTTGCAGGGGTACAGCAACCCAAGCTACTACATCACACGAAAAATCCCTACTGATTTCGGCCTACAGTATGAGGTGGTAAACCCTGAGACGCTGACATACTCACGTAAAGAGGTGTTCGCCCTCAAATTTATCGATGAGAAGCGCGACAACCGCATCCAGCTATACATAATGCCGGAGAGCGACTCGATCGATGGTGAAGAACTCGCGAGTCTGATAGCTAGCGCGGACGCCGCCTTGATTGCCGCCGACGCCGCCGCAAAGGAGAAGGCGGAAGACCTCAATAAAAACCTGGCCAAAGGTAAGGCGTTGTTCGATGCGCAGTGCCCGAAGGTCGCAAAAGCGCTGGTGATCGCTGAGTATGAGGTTGATGAATCAGACACGATGACTGACTACTTTCACCAACGGCGCGAGCAGTTGCACGTGCTCTCCTGGTCCGCGCATACCCGCGACCTGTTCTCCGAAATGCGGAAACACGCCGGAAACTTCTCAGGGACAGAACACCTTGCCGCGTTTAACAGAGGGGATGAGCGCAGAGAAAAACATTCGATGGGCAAGGGTTTCTACCTGAAACACGGCTACGGCGACGGATGGACCGTTAGCAAGTTGACCCTGATACACAACCTCGATGATGTCTACCTGGCGTTCGCCGCTGGAAGGACTCACCTGACCGGGTAGCACTGCGGTTATAGCCCGGTCAGAGCGGGCTATTGCGGCAATACTGCCACAACCGAAAACTGAGGAACTGAAAAATGAAAATCGAAACCAGCATCGACACCCCGAAAATGGCGAGAGCAGAAGCTTTTGCCTTGGTTAAAGACCTCCTCACTGAAACTCCCTCCTTCACGGCGGGAATTTCACCCCGGCAGGCTGGCGAGCTACTGCGGTTCTTTGCGCCAGCAATCCCGAAAAAGCCGCAAACCGCCCTTGATTGGGTGAGAGGCGCAGTGGCCAAGAAGGATATACGGTACTACCTTAATTATATATATGTCACAGAGGAAGATATTGTCGCGACGAACGGCGCAATGCTGCGGGTTACGCCCAATAAAAACGGAATGCCGCCCGGCTTCTATGACCCGCTGACGATGCAAAAATGCACGCTGGACGCCGCAACGCGGTACCCGGATTGCTGGAAAACCCTCAGCAACGGCTACGATGTCAGAAAAGATTTGTCGTTTTTGAAAAAGGCTGAAATCATCCAGTTTGAGTATCGGGGTAAAGTGATCGAGGCGTACAAGTGGGACGGTGGCGGCGTCGATCGGCAGCTTCTTGACTCAACCCTCGCGGCTCCGGGCTGCACGCTCCAGATGAACGACAAGATCAGCAACGGCGGGATCAGGGTCGAATCCGACTGGGGTACGGCGGTTGTTATGCCGATGCGCATTTAACCGCCGCTAAAACCATGCCAGATTACGCAAAAAACCAAGCCTCATACCGCCGCAGGCTGCTCGACCGTGGTCTCAGGGAGGTTCGTGGCATACAAGCCCCTCCAAAGCTGCATGAGCAGATCAAACGCGACGCCCGGCGACTGATCGAGAGGCGCAAGCCGCGCTCCTGACATTTTGGCAGGTTAATAAATATGTGAAAATAATCCCTTTCACTACAACCGCTTAGCCGCTTTACCGCGGCTTTTCTTTTCTCAAATGTGACGGAACCGTCTTGCCTTGGCTGCGGTCGATACCAGCAAACTCTTTGAGCTCATAGGCATGATACCCCCAACTGTTTACTCTATTTGGTGCATACGTTGTACATACATTTTTACTATGATTTGGCTTTCGTCCGTCTCTTTTTGCCGTATACGCCTCGTTGATGCCGGTGCTCTTGACCGCTGACCTATACAGGTCATTAAGCACGTTCTCTATTTTTATATACTTTTTTTTTGAATGGTTATAATTTCAACCATCCCGATAGTGGCCATGAACTCAAATATTTTATTTGCTTTTGTGGTAGTTACTTTGTTCTCCGTCGCAATTAACGACGTGCTGATCGGGCATGTAAGATGCACATTTAATGCGTCTATCGCCGCTACGACTCTCTCCATAGCGTACCAATACAAGCCCGTTCCCTCTGCTCCGAATTCGCGTCTCAACAGCGCCAATTTCTCCTCTTCGTGCGCCGCCGCCTGATGCTTAAACCACTGCATTATTCTTCCCCAATCCCTGTTGATTCGCAACCATCATATTTACGCCCTCCGACATAGAACGAATCGAATCTTTTGCACTCAGTTTCGATTTGCGTAATCACATTATACACCCCGGCGTAGAACCCGATAAACATCCCGGTCGCCATCCCAAAAAGAAAAATTGCAAGGATTTTTTCTATGTTATTTTTCACCTGTTTCACCTCTTTCTTAGTAGGTTTTTGATCGTTTTCTTTGCTTGCGCCACGTCCGTACAGTACCGTTTTTTGATGTAATATCTCAAGATCGCGACGTTCTTATTCCTGATTTCTTGCGCGAGATCGCGGCTTGAACCAGCCATTCTTATAACCTGTTCGATCAGTGTTTTTACCACAAGATCAGGTGGCCCGGGGTACTGATAATCTATAGTCATTTTGATTAAATTTTAAGCAGTTAGTTGATTAAAAAACAGGCAGTTTTTCGGTCGTTTTACGGTTTGTTTTAGACACATTACTATATAAGGCTTTTTGAGGTTGGTTTTAGGTGTTGCTGTATATTGTGTTTACGATTTTACGGTTCGTTTCTAAAACACGTTCTTAGAATGGCCGCATTGATGTTATTTTTGATGCTGGCTGTACGATCTTTCAAATCTAGTAGCAGTGTAGCGGGTATCTTTATTTTACGAGTCAGTGACGATTTTGCGGTACTTCTTCCATTCGCTGTTGCTGACGTTTTCCCCGTGTTTAGAGCACCTGTTTCCGTGATCGGATTTGGCGCAGAATTCGGCGATGTTTTTAACCCATCCGCTGTAGAGGAAATTAAGCGAATCACCGCAGGGTTTGGACTCGCACGGTGAGATTGGTTTTTGGTCATGGTTGCCTTCAAGCGCTGCCTGTTTGACCGCCTTGAAATTCCGTTTTACGGTTTCGGCGCTCACCGGCTTCTGTTCAAGGCGTGGATTGTTTGCCGGCTGCGGCGGTTGCTCCGGCGCTGCTTTGCAGAGTTTACGGAACTGTTGTACGTTGGGCGGGAAGTCGCCCGTCCACATATCCAGCCCGTATTTGACTTGCAGGCCGGTGAGGCCGGTTAGCACATTTTGCCATTCGGTGATCAGCGCGTCTTCATCCAACCCTTCAATCGCGGTTGACCACTGCTGAGGGTACCGCAAATGCAACTTAGCGTGTATTGCCTCGATCCAGGTATTCGGCATATTCCGCTTCCTCGATTGCAAGGGCTGCTGGGTCTGTGTCACGCATGGCTTGTTTGTATCCGTCCGTGAGGTTTTGATTTCGTCTGCCGGATTTTGAGAGATGATCTTTTCCATTTCCGTTACCTTTTTGGTTTTGCGGGAATATCCCTGTCCAGCGGGATTGGACAGTGTTGTCGATTGCGTCGCGCTGTTCATCGTGCGTCAGCCCGGTTAGTTTTTTTGCTGCCGCTGTTCGTGCTCGGTTGGTCAGCGGTTTGCGAATTTCTCTGCGGTGAGCCTCAAAGTCCTCCCATGCGGATTGGTTGACGTGAGCCGGGATGTTCCATTTTTCTTTTTTAACTTTTTCTTTCTTTGGTTTATTCTGATGGTTAAACACTGATGGTTCTGTGGCCTGTTTTTGGGCCAGCTTAGTCGGCCCGTTTTTAGGCCAGCTTGTGTTCGTTTTTAGGCCAGCTTCGGAGGTAGGTGGCCTGTTATCGGGCCAGTTATAGTGGCCTGTTTTTAGGCCAGCTTGAAGGTTTATTTTGTAGACAATAACCCCGTTCGTCCTTCCGACTCTTTGGCCTGTATCGGTCAATATTCCAAGATCACGCAGATGGTTTAACGCTTTTTTTATTGTGTTCTTATTGAGACTCGTTCTTTTTTGGAGCGTGGTGTTGCTGGGGTAGGATTCACCGTCTTCGTTGGCATAATTAGCCATCGCAAGCAGCACCAGTTTTGTCGATGCAGGTCGAATATCGAGGTTGAATGCGTCATTCAGGCATTCAATACTCATTGATCTACACCCACAATAGCAAGGGTTGGTTTTTGGCGTTTGGAAGGCGTTGCGTCATACGGATATTCTCACGAACCTGCGCACTGCATCCGGTGACTGTTCCCGTGAGAGGTGGCCTGGCGGCCGGTTCGGGTCGGTTGTAGTGCGCAGGTTGATGAAAACAAACATACTCTCCCTTGTTCGGCCAGTCACGGCCTGTGGTGAAGCGTGATATTACCCCGGTTTATTCGTGGCGTCAACACACATAACGCTCCAAGTCCGTCGGTATATAGATCAAAACCGGGCGTTCGACACCTTCCTGTTTTGCCATGTCGAACGCCGCTGCGGCCGACACATCATGGCTAACAACAACTGTCGACTCGGCGGACCCCGTAGCAACATACTCGCCTTTGTATTGATCCGCATTATCAACTACGGTCCTGTCAGTGATTTCTGGTTTGCCCCATGTTTTAACCGCAATACGCATCAGCACCAGGTTTTGTATTTCTACCACTTCCTCCGGCGTCATAGGCTGCCCGTGACACAAAATTACCAGGCCATTATCCATAATCTCAACGGAATACCCACCACCGCCGCCTTTGCCGCCCATGGCGGCGTCTCCTTTCGGCTCTTGTGTGTTAGAGGCGGGGGCGGCAAACTCCATACACCAATCGTTCATTACCGTCACGGGCCAGCCTTCGTCGCCGACTGCAGATACCGGCCCTTTTAGCCGGCAATGCCCGTATATTGGCCTCTCTGCGCTTGGGCGGCTGTCTGACCAAACCGTTGGTTGATCTGCTTCATCCCATTCGCACCACGCTACACAGTTCCGACATTGCTTTTTTGTTTCACTCATTTTATAGTCTCCGTATCGGTTAATATCTGCCACGCCAGCGCCACGCACGCCGGGACTTGGCCGTTACCAATTGCCCTGATCCGTGCCACCCACTCCGGCGCCCCTTTTGCCACCCTGGGAACGTCCAATGGTTCATTGCCCCAGCCCTCAACTCGCAATTCCCTCAACGGCTCTAGAGACGTCCACCCGATCGGCCAGCCCATCAACCATTCTGTCCAGTCTGGATTCAGCCTGTAACTCGGCCTGTAACTCGGCCTCCTAGCAGAGACGCGCTCGATAGTGTTCACCACCTGCACCAGACCCTGACCAGTCATGCCCTCTGTCATCACCCCGCCACGCGATCCGTCGGATGCTGTCGGTGTCGGGAACCTTTTGACCGCGGCAGGCAACCCGTTTCTTGGATTGCTCGAATCGAAATCCCCGCGTTTCCGTGCGTCATTCTCCAGCGGAGTCGGCATTCGTTGCGACAATCCAAATGCGCTCTCGGAGTTGATCAACGCTCGGATTTCCAGCAGACCAGATGGCGTCGGCAGTAGATACAACTCCCCATTTCGCATCGAACCCCATCTCGGCCAGGTCGCCGAGAACTCGTCCAAGCCCCCGAGAAGTGAGTATTGGTGAGTTTTCCACAAACGCGAATCGTGGTCGTACTTCGCCAATGATCCGCGCCATTTCCGACCAGAGTCCCGACCGCCCCCCTTCGATGCCGGCGCCTTTCCCGGCCGCTGAAATGTCTTGGCAGGGAAACCCACCAGAAACCACGTCAACAATTCCCTGCCACGGTCGTCCGTCAAACGTGCGGACGTCACTCCAAACCGGGAAAGGCTTGAGAAATCCATCGTTTTGCCGTTGCGCAAGAACGGCCGCGGCGTCTCCATCACATTCAACGCCGCACACGGTTCGCCATCCAAGCAATTGTCCGCCCAGTATTCCTCCGCCAGCGCCCGCGAAAAGAGCCAGCTCATTCACCCCAGATCGGTAGCGGAGCCCTATTCGCAATATCCACCGGCCGCATTAGAAACTCATCAAACGCCGCTTGCCGACGCTCTTTTTCTTCCCGCTCAGCCTTGAGCCGCAGAGCACCAAGGCGCTGCTTCTCAGCGTGTTTTCTTAGACGATCCTTGCGCTTCCACTCAAGTCTGTACGCCGCTTGGTCCTGGTGGATTCGTGGGCGTCCTATCGGTTTTTGGGTGGTTGCTGTTTTATCGGTCATGGGTTTTGCCTCTCATTGTGCTTCTTGTCAGAGATAAAAACGTCATGCACGTCTTTATGGTGCATAGCCAACCCGGCTTTCTTGACTAATTTCCCGCAAGTAGGGCATTTAACTTTTTCCGGGCTTGGTTTTGTAATGCCGTGTTCGTCAACGCCACGCTCCCACTGGCAACTTGCGCAATAAACAGGGTATCCGTTTCCGCCATTTTCCATATAAGCGCCGCACCCTTCGCACAGGTCGCCGTTTAATATCAGGTCTGCTATTTCGCCCATTCTAATACTCCTGTTGTGTGATATCTATCTTCCCCAAATCAACATCGCCGCGTCTCGCTCGTGCGGATTTGTTCGCCGGGTGCAGCCCGTGATCTGCGTAAACCGTTTTGCGTTCAGCTTTGACCGCGCAGGTTTTACGGGCGTTACGTCGTAGCCCATCCGGCGTAGGCATTTAATCAGCAACCGCGACTCCCGCTTCACGCCCCCGACTGCCTCCGCTATTTTGTTTTGTATCGCGATCTCGGCATTCGCATTGCCTTGCGGTTTTGCTCTACGAAACACCGGTGAGATTTGCGCCGGGTCTTCAACGAATATTTTAGCTGCATCGATCCAGCCATCGTGTTTGCGCATTCGCAGGTAATCTGTTACGCGGCAGAAATCCCAAGTCTCCAGCAGGATTATTTCGCCGTCCCGGATGGCCGCAAACCCGGTTTTCTTGCCGCCGTCAATGCCTATAAATGTTTTCATCCTGGTTTCCGCAACTCTACCAGAGCAGCGGAAAGTTCTAACGATTGACGCCGCAGGGCCGCAGATTCTCCACACCCGAAGAAAAAATATTTATTTTTTTGCTCGCGCGTTTTTGCGTTCTTAACCCGCTCAAGAAACTCCAACGCCTCTTTTTCAGCAGCCAATATGGTCTTGATATTCACACGCTTTTGTCCTGCCTCTCATTCCAAGGGTTTATTGAGGGCGCTGTTATTGCGCTATTGTTCTGAATTATCACCCATGACCAAGCCGCCGTGCCCTGCACTTGGAGGGTGAATTCAATCTCCCCGTTCGATAGTTCAGAGTGGTTTGTTTCACGCAGAGCCTTCTGGACTTTATCCGCAATTTCTCTTTTTTCTCTTGTTGAAAACATTTGTTTACCCTTTTGCCAATTTCAAATCGATCCGCCCGTCCGGACCTATAATGTGCGGGGCACTCAGCCAGTCGGTTTTGCTTTTGGCGGAGTGGATTGGTTTCTCACGCCAGACTTTTTCCAGATTCTGCCGGGTCACTGATACTCCGGCCTTCGGGGCCATTTTGTGATAATCCAGGATGATCTGCCACATCGTTTTGGGCGGCATCTTTTGTGTTGTGTTTCTCGCAGGCATCTTTAGCAACCTCCAATTTATCGGTTATCAGTAACAAATTCGTCCGCTCGCCAACCCTCGGCCCCCAGGCGCAATATCGGATCATCCTGTAGGACGTAGATTTGCTAATCCGGTAATCTCCTGATTTGATGTGGTATTTATCAACCTGCTTCCAAATCAATATGTTACACGGCAGCACAGGGTTTCATTTTCGCTTTATTTCTCCCCACAGATGTAAAAATCGTATTCTGCGGATACTTCCGGCGTGCACTTGTAGCCCGGCATACATTTGACAACATCCTCACCGCCGCATGGCATAAAATCATCCAGGGAACAGGCGCACTCGTCAGTAGTGTACAGGCCATCGTAGCCGTTTTCCTTGAGGTAGGACAGTATTATGTCAGCAACATCAACAATCTTGCTCGCTGTGTTCTTTTTCATTGGCCTTGGAAGTCCCTATCAGGCCGCAGTTCGCGCTTCGGTATCCCGGTGATTTCGCTCACCGCGACAACGTGGTGATCAGGTATCCGCACCCAGTCACGCACTGCCTGCCGTGTTAATCCGCGATCGCAGTCCCCGCGCTTGCACCAGTACAGACCAATGGCCCGCGCCATAGCGGCGTGGCCCCCGGCTTTGGTTACAGCCCTGTCTCGGGCTTGTTGTAATATGTTCACAGTTTTTCAATCTTGTCTAGTCTAGAGCGGGCCATCCGCAGGGCTTCTTCGCAGGCTTCAGTGCGGCGTTCCTGGCGAGCGAGAAGCGCCTTACGGGCGTCTTCTTTCGTCGGATAGTAGCTCCACCAGTGCTCCGACCGTTTAGCAGAGCGACGACCGCGAATCCAAACACTGGCATCGGTTTCTCTCTCGACCTCGATTCTCTCTATTACGATGCTGCAATCCCATGCGTTGCTCAAACTGATCCTGTATTTAGTAATCATTGTTGCTTCCTCTGGCGTCGTCATCCAGCCTGCTTCGGGCTCATTTTAGAATATCCACAGCCGGATGGTAAAGGAAACCTTGCCGTGGTGTCAAGTTGTTTTTCCCCGCTGTGTACGATATACTGCTATACACTGGCGGTTGGAATAAAATAATTACAAAAAACGCTTGACAAGGTGACAAGGTTGCCTTAACATTACCCCTCGGTAATTTTTTTGAAGCGGCGTCGGCGGCAGACACGAACTCGAACGTGGCCAGTGATGTTGACGCGCCAAGCAATGAGCAACCGGCGAGAAAAGTTTTCAGACCTGTGTGCTGAACGCTCCGCGAAAACGGATAAGTCTAAAACGAGCCGGAAGCAATAGTTTGTGGGCAGCGAGTGATTGGTATTGCAGCCCGCCGTAAAATGCACCCATAAGGGTCGGCGGTAGCGGAGAGTGGCCATCTACGAGCAACAAAGACCACCGGAAGCAGAAACGCTGCCGATGCCGTTTCAAAAAAAACACCCGGCGGTTCCGGGAAACCTGAAAAGAGGAACTGAAAAATGACTCCTAACGACTTCCACCACCCGATCAGGACCAACCGCCGGATGGCCCGCAAGACATCACCCACCGGCGCTGTTCTGCGCAAGCACCGCCCGCTGTCCGCGACGGGACGGCGAGCGCTAATCATGTCCATAGCGGACACAACAACGGCAGCGGTTGGGCCGAAACTGAGGATGCAGAAATGAGCAGGGGCGAATGCGGTTTTTGTGTGTCTGGCGGGTGTTGCGGGGCCATCAAACCATCCGTCTCGCTGTATCGGTGCACAAGAGAGAAAGACCACGAAGGCGAGCATGTTGAATGCGGGTTATTTGTGCACGAGATAGGCTCATGGCCGCAGAAAGAAGAGGATGAAAAATGACCGTAATCCCTGATTTATTGCACCGTAAAACCTCTGCCGAGACGGTGGAGGCGGTGCTCAACCTGCTGCCCGAAGCAGGCGACCCAGATTGGGCAACACGCCCGGACGATCTGCGGTGCGATATAGACCGAGCCCGCGGACTGTTGGCGGCTGAGGCTGCCAGGCATGGCGAACCGCCGACAGCCAAATGCCCTACAAAAAAAGAGCTAGACCGGCGCGCGCAAAAATATCAGCAAGAACGGACTGAAGCCTGGCGCTGGGACGAAGTCTCGTTGCGCCTTGGCAATCCGGATCTATTCCGGGAGGCTATGAGCGCTGACGGACTCACTTTTGGTATGTGCATAACAGAGGAAGTTGCGTGGCACGATCGTATTGCTGGACTGATCCTTGATGTCGCCTGCACCCACGACAACGGCAAACGGCTGGAATTGGGCGAGATCATAGCTCAGTCAGTCATGGCCTACCTCTGGCCTACCGAGGAAGATGCGCGCGAGGCGCTGGCTACTGAAGATGAGGATCGTAAATGGAGCGGAGATTGCTAGATGCAAATAACAGAAGAAATGATTGATGCGTACATCAGATCGTGGAAACGATCTGCGTATACCAACGAGGGTAGGGAATTAGTGAGAAAAGGTCTGGAAGCTTCTTTGCAACCATCTTTTGAGTTTGAGGTGGGTGAGAAAAGCGAAGACATTGCATTTATGCTTTCGGTTATCCGGGAAATCTATTCGATTGCCGGCGGGGACGACCAGGTGTCGCGCCTGTGCCACAAAGTTTTTAACAGATAATGATTACGGTTGCTCGCATCCTCAGCGGCGTTGGTTGTGACCAGCCGCGCTTCTACAACCCCGCCCAAACCTGGCGGTAAACCGCAAATCAGTGCCGCAACTTCCGTTCAACATTGGTTGCGGTCTCAACAGCTTAGGCCGGTCGCGGGTGTAATTGACGTTCCGGTTATTTTGCGGTGGGTGTATTTTTTAACAGCAGGAGATTGAAAATGAACCAAATTATTGAGTTTGAAAAAACCGAGGCGGCCCTGGCGCAGCTTGAGGTCGTATACAAAACATTCCCATCCAATCTGTCGGTCAAAAAAAATTACGAGGTTGTCCGCGCCGGAATCGCGGAACTGCGCGGCCTGCGGGTAGCGCTCGATAAAGAGCGTCTGCGGCTAAACGCCGACGACCAGGCCAGAATCAAGTGGCGCAACACCGAGGCAAAAAGAATCCACGGTCGACTGGTGGCGCTTGAAGACCCCATGAAAGAGGCAAAACAGGCTATAGACGACGAAGAGAGCAGGGTCAAGGCCGAGGCCGCCGCGAAAGAGGCGGGTCGTGTAGCGGGGCATGACGCGCGGATTCAGCGAATCAAGGTGGCGCAGTTCGAGTGTAACGCCATCCCCGACTTTGAGGCCGCTCTACAGCGAATGTCAGAGATCGATTTCGAGACGTTTGAGGAATTCGCCATCCCGGCTGAGGCGGCGACCGCTAAAGCCGTAGCTGCGATGGTGGGAAAGCTCTCCGTTCTGCGGGAGCAGGAAGCCGAGCGGAAGCGGCTGGATAAACAGCGTCTGGAGCAGGAAGCGGCCGAAGCCAAGGCCAAAACTGAGCAGGACAAGATAGACAAGGAGCGGTGCGAGTTGGAAGCCGCCCAGGAAGAGGTCCGCCGGCAGAAAGCTGATGTTGAGGCAGAGGAGGCCAGGATCGTCGCCGAGAAACAAGCCGAGATTGACCGCGTAGCGAAAGAAAAACAGGATAAAATCGACGCCGAGGCGAGGGCCAAACAGGAAGAAAAAGACCGGGTTGCCGCCGAGGAGCGGGCAGCCGAAGAAAAGAAATCACGGCTTGAGCGGATGAAGGCGGACCGGGAGCGGTTTGCAACGGACGCCGGCCTGTTTCTCTCGTTTATCGGAGAATTAAAACCGGTGATGTCGTGGCTGGAGTCGGTTCAGACTGACGAAGCCAAAGAATGCGCGGCCCCGGTGCTGCGCGATCTGAAGCGTATCGTTGAGCACATCCAAAACTCACCGATAACCAAAAGCCAGGAGGTGGCGGAATGAAAACCTACACCCGCCAAGAACTCCCGTTTGAGAAATACCTCGCCGACACCAGCGCCGTTTCTTCAAGTTGGATGAAGATCGTTCTTGAGCGGTCTCCGAAGCACTTGAAACACCGGCTGGATGATCCAGAGTCGGCCAAAGTCACCCCAGCCCTACAGAAAGGGCGGCTGGTCCACACTGCTATATTAGAACCGGATACTCTCACAGAACGATACCTGAGCGCGCCAAAGAAAGGCCCGGCAAAAAGAACCGTTGCCGGGTTGCCTGTCAAAAACTCCAACGCTGGGAAAGACGAAATAAAGGAGTTGTTGCAGGCCGCTGGCGAACGCGAACTGGTTGGGTTTATCGATTACGACAACGCTCTGGCGCTCAGGGACGCCGTGTGGCAAACCAAAACCGGCAAACTGATCATGTCAAAAGGGCGGGCCGAAACGTCCTGCTACTGGGACGACGAAGCCACAGGTGCAAAGTGTAAAGCGCGGGCGGACTGGTTGCGCGCAGACGAAATTATTTTTGACCTTAAATCGGCGGAAAATGCAAACTATCAGGCGTTTTCAAAAGCCATTGTAAATTACAAATACGACCTCCAGGCCGCGCACTACGCAGACGGGCTCGAGGTCGATAAATTTGCCTGGATCGTGGTTGAGCCAGAGCCTCCGCACGGGGTCGCGTTCTACCCCGCAGACCAAGAAATTCTTGAGCGTGGGCGCGTTATCAGATCAGTGGCCATGGATGTGATCGCACAATGCATGGATAAAGAGGAATGGCCGGGGTATGAAGATGGTTTTACCCCGATCTACCTGCCAGGCTGGGCGAAGCTGAGCAATTACGACGATTTCGGTTTCGGTTAATCAAACAGGAGATAAATAAATGAACGACGTACCCATGACGGTTGAATCAAACACGTTGGCGATTCTAAACAAATCGGAAATAGACCAACAGATCACCACGGCGAAACAATACCCACGGTCTGTCAAAACCTTCCGCAACACAGCTATGGAAATGGTTACGCTTACGGAAGAGGTAGCGGGGGAGTGTATCTACGCGCTACCAAGAGCAGGAAAAGTCATCGAAGGACCAAGCGCCAGGTTTGCCGAAGTAATTACTAGCGCTTGGGGCAACTGCCGCGCCGGGGCGCGCGTGGTAGCGGAAGATAAGGAGTTTATCACTGCTCAAGGGGTTTTTCACGATTTAGAGGCCAACTCCGCAATCACCTACGAAGTTAAACGCCGCATCGTAGACAAGCACGGTCGCCGGTTCAAGCCGGATATGATAGGCGTCACAGCCAACGCTGCCTGTAGTATTGCGCTGAGAAACGCCGTGCTAAAAGGTGTGCCGAAAGCATTTTGGAATGATATTTACAAGGCCGCTAAACGCACAACAATCGGCGACTCTAAAACATTGGCCAACCGGCGCGCGGACGCCATGAGTTTTCTAGGTAAATTTGGCGCAACCGAGCCAATGATACTTGATCTGCTAGGGGTTAAAGGGGTTGATGATATTACTCTCGATCATCTGCTTTTATTGCGTGGGCTTGCTACAGCAATAAAAGATGGCGACACAACCGTTGAACAGGCATTCTCAAAAAAAGACACGGAAGGCAAATCTAAAACGGAAGAGGCCAAAGACATGAACGACACGCTACAAGGGGGCGGCAAACCGAAACCGAAACCGAAAAAGACAAAAAAAGATAACGAGCAGGTGGACCTCGAAACCGGCGAGGTTTTGTCGAAGGAAGATTTGGCTAAGGCCCCGTACTAAACTTCAAACGTGTTTGCCGGTAATCTATTTGCTGAGTTTGAGTTGTATAAAGATTTTTATAAAGATCTTCATGAGGAGGCCACTCCTCTAATCATTATCTGCGTTGTAGCAGATACACGGAGAGATCAACAAGTTGCGCGTCTAACGACCCTAAGGCCTGACAGGCCGGAACAGGATGAATATGGTTGACCCGCAAGGGTTACAATAAAACACACGCCCAAATTGAAAAGCGCGACATGCGCGCGTCGCGCAAGTACATTGTTAGACAGCCTGGATAGACAGGCTAGCGGCCCGTGGGCGAAACCAGAACGAAACGAAGGGCGGCAACTGCCCTAGCGGGGGAAAGTTGCAAACAACACAAACATAGGAGAGTAAAATGGGAGCGAACGAAGCATTAGCGGCCCGGTTATTTGGCGTGTACCGCAGCGCATTAGACATGCCTACAGGCCTGTTGTTGGAGTGGCGTGAATTGTCTGGCGATACTCGTAACGCCTGGCGCGAAGTTGCCGCCGCAAAAAGCAGCGCAGACTCTGCTTCCGCATCGCCCATGGCATGTCGGGAAGATGACTGAAAGCACACAGTCAAGAGCGTCCCTTCACAGGGAAATGTGGCTGTGGATAGCGAGTGAGTTTCATCGTGGGCGCTACGGACACAAATGCAAATGGCCCAGATGGGTAGTTAATGGAGGGGGCATAGAAAACGTCGATGCTCTTTGCTTCGCGTGTCAGGAAAGCCTGGAGCGAAAGGAGAACAGCGAACCCAATCCACTCATTGATCATTGCTTGTTGTGCCCGATCCACAAAAACGAAGAAGCCGGCCACACATGCCTCAACGGTTTATATGAGGAATTTGCTCGAAAGGCTCTTTTTGACGGGCAAAAGGCTGCTGAACTTGCAACCACAATTGCTAATCTTGAATGGAGAGAAATGGCATGAACATACCAGACTGGTGGCCACTGATCCTGCTCGGGTTGGGCGGCGCTGCATTCGCGGCAAAGAAGGCGCTCGGGAAATCTGACAACCCATCCTATCGAGACACCATCCCTATTAAGGGGTTATGGGTTCCAAATTGGACCGGACAAAACGCTGCCGACATTGAACGATTTATCGGGGCGGGGATCAACACGCTGTTCGTCGCTGTACAGGATATGCCTACCGATCTGGATGGCCCACATAAAACCGGGACCGTCGGGCACTGGGGTAGGTGGCCGGAGGCGCAAGCCATTCTTAGGCGGTACAAGAATGACTCACGGGTCAAGTTGATTTTGTGCCCGTCGATTTCCCGGCATCACAAGAAACTGCCAAGGCAATTTAGACACAGCAAAACTCCATACCTACCTGACCTGAAGAACCTGGAATATTATCGGTATAAATTTGATTCCGCCGTGAGGCTGGCAAACCTATATCAAGCAGGATTGATGTTCGACATGGAGCAATACAGCCCAGGTAGAGATGGGTTCCATCAAAAGTCAGGGTTTTATTCTAAAGCAGAAAAGACGCAGTTTTCTAGAGAAGTCCGCCGATCTCTTAAAAAACTAAAGCGTAAAAATTTCGGCATGTTCCCCCATCGTGCTGACTGGGTGCGCGATGCTTTTGCTGTCCTTGGTAAAATATCATGGTTTCTTGAGGAAAGATGCTATGATGATTGGGACAAAAAGAGTCGGGCAAATATAAAAGAAGAGGCTGAGTATGGCTACGTCATGTGCGGAATCTGGCCGGAACGGTTCGGAACGGTTGATAAGATGATAGCGGGGATTGAGGAGCGCGGTACTTATGAGTCGGGTTCCGGGTACTGGATATGGAGTCCATCGCAGATGTTAATACCGTCAGGGCACGCTCCGAATAGCGGGGATTCAGCCACCCCTTCCGGGATAGGAAGGGCTGAGTTTTTTCACAAACTATCGGAGTTAAATAAAACGACATGAGCGAGAAACAATATACTGGTATTTTGGTGGAAATCCATACCTACGCAGGCGGGTCTAGCTTTACGCTGGACAAAGGGGTCGTAAAAGAGAGGTTTGTCATGTCTAATAGAATTTCTGATTACCGAGAAATTTTCGCAATGCTGCTACAGGCTCGACCGTCTAACGGCCTGGTAAATGTGTGGTATGAAGAGCGCGACGGAACGAATTTTGTCAACGGGGCAAAGTGGTGATTCAAGCACTACTCTACTCGTGCTTCCTCCTGTCTGAAATTCCACCTACCGTGGAGCCATCTCAAGTGACAGCGCACTATATGTGCGTGGATAGCTCCGGGAAAGTGATATTTGACAACAAGAAAGAGGGTTATCTTGTGAAGGAAACTAAAAAATGAACAAGCCTCAACAGATAGTGTTTGCCGGCCTGATATTTGCGGCAGTTGGAATTCCTGCGCTTGTTTGGTATCCGCCTGGGGACCGCAAACCACACTCGTTCCTGGAATGCGAGGAAGCTGGAGGCATTCCAGTTTCAGCAGGCCATCCAGCTTATGACACGCTCTATAAATGCGTGTTGTTGGAGAAAGCTAAATGAGTGCTGCAATCTCGTACCTCCTGCTCAACAAAGAGCAGGGTGTATCAACAGGAGAGGCCGAGCGTCGGTTCATCGGACACAAGGCGTCGTTTTTAATGGAGGGGAAGAATTTATTTTCTCATACCTATTTCTCACCGCAAGTATCCAATGCGACGCGAGAGAAAATATTGCGTGAGTGTGTGGCAAACGGTGATGATACGATATATGTCTACCTCACAAATCAGGGGGACTATAGATCGAAGTTTATCAACCCGTGCCTTCTTCCTTTTGACAGCGACGATTGGGGGGCGAGGTTATATGAGCCCAGAATGGCCAGGTGGGAAAGCGAAATCGAAAAAATGATTTCGATGGGCCTTTATCCTGTCTTTTGGCTATTCGCCGACGACTCCCCCGTGATCAGCGGCAAAAGCCCGGAAGTGCTGGGGGGATTGACAGATCTGCTTGTTAAACGGTTTGACCAATACGCCATCGGTTGGGTTGGTGCGCTCGAAGCAAATGAGCATATGGGTTTTGAGCAGATGAAGGCTATTTACGCGGCGCTGAACCAAAACACCAGCAAGCCGAAAGGGGTTCATTTAACCCCCATGGGGCATAATGAATCCGGGTTCTGGAAGCTTGCTGATTATTATTTTCTCCAAACTAATGAACCTGACAAGCCGGAAGATGTTGATACGCTAAAAGCGCGGGTGAAGGTGTCTATAGCGTACACTAAAAAGAAAGTCGTGTTGTCTGAATATCACATAAACTCCTACAGTAAAGAAGCCAAATCTCTTGGTCGTGCAGGGATGGACGCAGGAGCAGATGCAACGGGGAATGGGAGGTAAGGATCATGAAATACGGCAGACTAAGGGAATTCGACGAGCGCAGCAGAAAATTTCCCATGCTTGCGATAGAGAAACCGATACGGTCGTACACCTGGAGAGTAAACAAACTGCTCAACCAGGGAGACGACGGAAGTTGTGTCGCGGCTGCTATCGCGCATGATCTGATCGCCCGGCCCTCCGAGGTAGAGAAAATGACGATGATCTACGCGCTCAGGGAAATATACTGGGAGGCGCAAAAGATCGACCCCTGGCCTGGCGGGGCATACCCAAGCGCGAGACCATTTTATGAAGGGACAAGCGTTCTAGCTGGTGTTAAGATCGCCCACAAACTGGGGTGGTTCGATGAATACAGGTGGGCGTTCACGTTTAACGACCTGCTTAACGGTATCGGGCATAACGGGCCAGCGGTACTCGGCGTGAATTGGTGGAGCGGCATGGTCCGCCCTAACAAAGACGGGTTTATTTTCCCGCAAGGCCAGGTCAAAGGTGGACACGCGATCCTGGCCAATGCGATCAACATCAAAAAGGAATACGTAACCCTGACCAATAGCTGGGGTCCGCATTGGGGTAAAAATGGGACGTGCAAAATTCATTTCTCAGACCTTGAGAAATTAATGGAAGAGCATGGTGAGGCAGTGTTTTTTATGAAGAGGCATAAAAAGATATGATTGATTTCGCCTTTGCCGGGCTGGCTATTGTAGCTACGATAGTTGTTGTTATTTTGAATCGGAACAGGGGGAAAAAAGAGCGAAGGCCAAAAACCATTAGGTTCTCCGGCAACGATACGGATCGATCTAGGTTTAACCGCGCTATTGATTTGCTGAAATCGGCTCCTGACTTATATGAGATCGTGCTAAATCTCCGTGAAGTTAGAGCAGTGCCACACCCCAAAACAGGAATCTCAGGAGTTGATAGAGAGCGTAGAATATTTTACTGGGTAATGGGCGCTCCAGCCTCAACGGCATACGATGCCTCTACGCTGATCCACGACGCATATCATATCATTCAGTGGCGCAAAAACCGCGATCAGCCAGCCGGCGAGCGAGAGCGGGAGGCTCAGGATTTACAGATCAGAGTTGCGAAAAGGCTTGGAGCCATGCAATCGGAGATTGATTATTTAAGAAACTGCAGGTTTATTGAGGGTCGTTGGATATGTTAAAAGTTAAACAAAAGCCACGCATACTAGGGTGCGAAGAATGCAATGCAATAGTATCCTCGGCTGACATGCTCAAAGCCCCAAATACATGGGGTGCGGATTGCGACATTATTGGGTGTCCTGAATGTCTCGCTCCAAACACGCTGTCGTTATTCGTGACGAGCCCGTATGGTCATCAAAACAAATGTTCTGAACATAGAAAAAAATGATTGATTTGTCAGGCAAGAGGTAAGCAACGATGTACCATATTCTTGTATGTATGGCCAGAGGGTTTGATAAAGCCTTTGGTAAGACCAAGATCGCCCATTGGCTTTTGGTTCGATCCGGGCAGAAACGCTGTTCAGGATGGCGAGTATACCCAGGTGGGCAAAAATGTCCTGGGTGCAGCGATTGCAACTATGGAAAAATAGAAAAATGATCGATTTCAACTTGCTGATACCAGGAGCCGTTATGACCGCCGCGATCGCATATTTATTGTTGAGAAAGAAAAAATCTAATCCAGGACCGACCCCTGTTCCGGTTCCCGTTCCAGGGGGTGGAAACATCACCGGGTTCCCTGTTAAGCGGGTGGCGAAGGTTGCTCCTGAAAGTTTCTTCTCAGCATTAGTCCTGCCGGACGGGACGATGTTGGCCGGAACCTATTCCCATCCTAAGGCAACCTCGCACATTATTAAAATCGGGAGGGGCAGCGTTGCCTCTCTCAACACGGGCGAATCTGTGTTCGATATGATTGAGCACGAAGGCCACATCTATGCCAGCTGCGAAAATAAAGGGCTTGTGTGTCGAGCAAAAACACCCTGGTATGATTTCAACCCCTACGCAACCCTACGGCCAGGCCTTCACGGCGGTGCATTCGGAATGGGCGTGGTGTTCGGTAAACTCGTAGTCATCGGCGGCGGAGAAATCTTCGTCAAAGGCATCGGCACAGTCAAAACTTTCGATAAGGACACTTATGTCAAGTGGCCCTTTGAATTCAAAGGGATGTGCATTATTCCAGGCTATCGGCGATCCTCCGATTCGGCTGGCTGGTACGAAAGCAAAGATCTGAGAAGTTGGTCATGGAAGAACAAGATTAAGGGGCACCGGTTCATGTCCGGCGCTGTGAGGCCAGACGGAAAGGAAATGGCGTTGTGCGGGTCTGACAACTACAGAGGGGGCAAGCACCACGATAACTCGGCCTCGATGTACAAATGCACGGACGGCGTAACAGTAAAGCAGCAAGGCCATTTCAATGATTTTGATTACATTCCAGTATGTAGATTCTACAACAACAGCCAACTCCTATTCGGCCCTAATCGCGGTTGGCGTGATCCTGGTTCCGGCGCTCCGTTGATGGCGAGATATGGCGGTAAATTTGAAACCCTCGCAACTTTCCCCGAAGCCGAGATTCGTGGAATCGAGATTGCCGGCGACAAGGTTCTGGTTGTGACCAGGACTGACCAGAAGCGCGGCTGTGCTTATCTGGTGGGGAGTGAAAAGGTTGATGTACCGAAAGATGTTCGGGCGCTAACCAAGGACGGAGAAATGATCTGGAAACCGGTTAGCGCCGGAAGCGGATACGGCGGTAATTTAGCAATAATCCTCCCCCGGAAATGGCACGTCGGAGAGCTATTCGTGAACGGTGAAAAAGCCTACGACGGGAAACACTCGAAAGAACTGAACGATCGACAAGTGTGGCGGACGCACAAGCCAGGAAGCGCCTACCCGGCGAACACAATCATCCACATCGGCCCGGCGATAAAGCGCCGAGTTCCTGATCCGGCGAAACGGTACGGGAGAAAAGCGTGACCCGCAAGCTTGCGGGAATAGACATATGACTAAACATCTGTATAATTTGTACCGTCAACCTGGAGGACACCCCAGGCTCTCCTGTCGCCGTTGGGATCGGGAGAGGCAACTGACACAAAGAAGCCCGGAAACGGGCGAGTAGTCAACGGCAGCGTGGTCTAATAAATCGCGCTGGCACCCGGAAACGGGTTTGCTGCCGGAAATAGCTACCGGCGGCAAGGGAGAATCCCCACCGCAGGGGTGCGCGTCAAGAGACGTGAGTGACGGAGCCGTTAGCCTTTCGGCTCCCAACCTGGGCGAAACCCCAGGGGGCGGTCTGGCGGCTAATACCGGCCAGACCACGAGGACAGGGGGACATACCCTGCCTGCAGCTCACATCTACGCCGGAGAAACGGTCCCGGAAAACCTCAGTAGAGGCGCGCAGAGAAGTCCCGCAATACGAGGTTGGCAGGCCACGGACCTGTCAATAAATCCTCTCCGGAGCCGGGCTCGGATTGTTGCCCAGCAAAGCCCTGCGGTCGGATGTTGCCGCAAGGACGCTCCCCGATTAAAGGGGTATGCAGACATCGCCCGCCACGCCTGGAACACCTCATAAAGGCCCAGGCCCCTGGCGGGTTTTTTCATTCCCAGCACTCGCCATAGTATTCCCTCAATAGCTCAACCTGCGTTGAGCACTGATCGAGCGCCCCCTCGGTCAGAAGCAGCTGATTGAAGAGGTCGGAATTTTCATTTTACACACCCTTTTCTTTTCATAATCGAATACGCGATTTCAACTATTAGCGCTGTCCCTATGGCCAGCCCAAGAAAACTCCCAGTAATACCAAAAAAGAATAATCCGGTTAGTGTGCATATCAGTATAACCACAAAAACAACCACATCGGCAACCAGAAGGGTCGAGGCGTTCTGTATATTCATTCTTCCTCTAAATTAAAATGCCACCGTAAGAGCACGATTTTGGTGTTGCACTGAAGCAACGCTTTTTCCGTCAAAACCAGCAACCTGAACATGTCAGCGTTGGTTGGCGTATCAATCCATTTTAATGGATAGGGATTAAGCAGCGTAACCGGCGGAGGGTTATTCAGGAAAATAAGGTTTGCCCCCCCGGGCTTCAGGCTTGCGCAACTTGCGGTAAGCATCTGGGACGAGAGTGCTAGCCCAAGCATTATCCTTCGCGTTGACTTCTTCCAGTTTAGCGAGTATTTCATTTTTTCGCTCTTCAATTTCAATGCTGATTCGCTGGTGTCTGGCAGCGAGCCGTTGCGCTGTTTTGCGGTCCGCCCGCTCCGCCATTAGTTCTCCACGCAGGAGTTCCTCACGCTCTTCCAGGATGTCTAAAACGCGTTTGCGTTGCACCATCGCCTGGTCGAATTCATCTTGAAGCGCGGCAAGTTCGGCAAGCGTGGCGGCGAGATCGTCCTTGATCCGCTCCTTTGACCACCCGCCTATCTTCAGCCCGCCTCCGCCGGCAGCCACAGCCACCACTAGGGCGAGGATAATCGCCGCTGGTTTGAGCAGGAACGCTTTAAGAGTCCACCACATCTAGGCAAATTCCACCGCCGTAGTCGCGGTATTTCGGTTGCCGGTCGGATATTTTCTTTGGGTAAGATAGATTCTCATTACAGTTCGCTTTTGATCTGCCAGTATTTCCACATTGTAGCCCTATCTCTTCCGCGCTGCCAGAGTCCCCACGGGTGGCAATCACCCGGTCACGCTCTCGCTCTACCCAACGGCACCCGCCATTGTAACATCTCTCTGCCAGCGTTCTAATTTCACATTCTGAATTGGCATAGGCAGTTTGCTTTTCGAGCATCCCCATATAGATTGCGGCGCATTTTATGCTCCACTCAGGAGAGTACGGCCTCGCAGGCCCAAGTAGGCGGCACGCACCGCGACTTAGCCATTTTGCGGTAGCTGGTACAAATTGGTATAACCCATGCGCTACGCTGCTCCTGGCAACCGGGTTGCACGAAGATTCGACCTCCATTTGCGCCGCAAGCCGAGAGGGTTGGTCCTGCTCCTGGATCAGCGTTCGGTAGCGTAGACAATCGGCTGTGATCTTTGAATAATCGGCGGGAGCGGGTGTTGGCGTGCCGACGTGTGCGGGCGTATCGACCTGGACCGGGCAGAACCACCCCAGCCAGGCGCATAGAAACGTCGCGATCACATCCGGAATGCCATGGCTATAATGGCGGCATACCCAGCCAGCATAACAAGCTCTCTGGCCCTGCATTCGCCTTTTGCTAAATTATGTGTTCTGGTGTAAGTCGCCACCCGATAGGCAACGTAATAGAGCAGACACCCGATCATTGCGCGGGAGGCGGTGATCGCCCCATCGAACAGCCAGGACCACCCGCTGAGCTTAACCCCAACTGAAACAGCAATTAGACCAAGAACGGCAAATTGCCATCCGCGCGGGCCGCGTTTGTCGTCGAGAGGGTTTGCCATTCTACAGATATTGCAACACGCTCTGATTCACTGCGTTGAATACAGCCTGCGTGGACGGCGTTGTCGAGACCTCGCCGGCCGCTGTCGCTGACAGATAATAGATCTCGGCGGAATCGAGATTATGATCGATCTTGTAAAACCCTGGTGTCGAGGCAACCCTGTAATTGTCGCTATCGGCAACGTCAATGATTATTGCCTCTGCTTGGCTCACACCGTCTAACGCCTTCAGCCATTGGCCGGGATTGGCCTGGTCCTGATACACAGGAACCGGGCAATCCGTAATCTCGAAACCGTGATCTACTTGGTTCACATCGATGAAAGGAGCGAACAAGGAGAAAACCGCTTTCTGCACGAACACATCAAGCGGCATTGTTGCGCCGCCGCATGTCGTTGACGGCTCGCAACCGCTGCTGCTCAATACCTTTTTCAGCGCTACCGAATAGGAAGCGTTCTGATCAAGACCAAGCTCTGTTTGATATCCGCATACGCCTGATCCGCATTCATCATTCCCGCAAGCGCATGATTTGGGAGTCTCACACCCGCATGTAGTATTAACTGACATCGCACACCTCCCAACTTCTGGCAGATATTGACCCTCTAACCTGGTTTATTGACCTGTCTGAACGGCCAGATGATTCTACAACTACCGGGTTTGCTTCAATTGTTAATGTGTCACCAGCAGCCACCCTAAACATCTGGATGTATTGCGGAGAACCAAAATTCAGCGTAAGCGGGCGTAACGGTGTGAGCATACCAACAACTTCTGTTATGACCTCGCTACCGCCGTTAATCTTTACTTTCAACGCCACTCTCAGAGTAGTTACATCGGTTTCCAGACCGTCTACTCCTGAATATAGAAACGGGTTAGCCCATGAACATTTTATATGGACAACCCTTGCCCGTTCAGTTGCGGTGACTACCAGTGTCGCCCCTGGCAAATCGCCTTCTGGTGGGGCGACCAACTCTCCTTCCGGCTCCCACTCTACTGTTTCTCCTTCCCATTTTACATCCTCGCATGTAGTGCAATCAGTCCAACACTCATGTTCGTTGTGTTTATCGAACTCTACGTCACAAGGATCAGGCGGACAACAATCTTCACATGCCGCCTTGTACCGAAACAAGCGCGGGCAACCGCACTCGCAATTCCCATATACAACAATGCAGTTCGGCCACGGCTCTCCAAGACATTCATAGTATGCTTTCGTATCCTCATAAGAACCGGCAGGAAGCCCGGCATCTATGTTCGCACGGATCATGGCAAACCGAAGATCCATGAACGCCCATGGAATGTTGCAATTATCCTTGTCGTATATCAGGATGCGCGGGTTGGCGATGGTCACGCACTCCTTGTCTTCGATCGTTGACAGGTCGAAATTGTCCTGGTAGGTCGCGCCGTACTGAATGAAGCTGTCGATCAGCGTGTAACTTCCGTCGCTGTTCTTGCACTCGACGATGATCTTTACATCGTGTCCCTGTGAGAAAAAGAATATCGGTGCGCGGCCTTTCTCGTCCGTAATCACAGGGTTGCTCTGCCCATATTGCGGGTTGGCAATCGGGCGGTAGTAGAGCGGGACATGCTCCCCTGATGACGCATAGAGGACCGTCACCTTGGCATATGGAACAGGCTGACCGCATGAGTTGAGCGCCTGGAATATGCCGTTGTTTACCGGCTGTGCAGGGCCGTATTTGCAGGACTCGCCCCTTGGCAGGCAGAGCGGGACGTTCCGGTGCTCATGCGGCGGGCAGTAATGAGCATAGGGATCAGGTGTTGATGGGTGTTGGCCCGTGGTACATCCGCACCGCGTCTCTGGTTTATGGCAGGTGTTGCAATAGCTCATGGTATGATCTCCTGTTCCGGGTGATACTACTCCGACCCTGCGATGGCTTCAACTATCTTCTTGCGGGTAGGCTTGTGTACGTTTGCAAACGGTATCGCATTTACGATTTCGTTGGCGAGTTTTTTTGGTTTGCCTTTTCTGGCATTTTCTATCCCTTCTACAATTTCGTTCGCTTGTGTAACAGTTGGGCCAAGTATTTGCTGAACGCCGCTTGATCCGAACTTGTTTGCCTGAGACGAGTCATACCAATATTGACCAGGACCAAACAACCCTGTTCTCTCTACACCTCTGAATATTGTGTCGAAATTGCCCTCCTTCTTGAACCTGGGGTTTCCTCCTGGCCCATAGTTGATCCGCTCTCGAAGAGCGTTTCCATACACGGCTACAGTGGTCATAAGCGCCCCGCCGATAGCCATCCTCGCACCTTCTTCGAGAGAGTTGACAAGCCCCTCCTCGAACAACTCTCTTGCTGACCGTTTTAGAAATGTGTTGTTGAACACGGTCTGGAATCCCTTCAATTGCGCAAGGAACCTAAAATGCGGATCACTCATCCATAGTGGTCTGTTTGTTACCCTCGGGTTCATTATCACGTCATTCGTGAACCGCAAGCCGCCGTTTTTTACAGTATCAAAGAAATCGTCTGTTTCTTTTGCTCCATTTCTGATCCACTGAACACCGTCGTCAACAGGAACGCCAAGCAAGCCCAACTGTCTGCGCATTTTGTTGTCACGAAACTTGCCCAACCCGCCTTTAGACAGGTTCTTCAAATGACCAACAATCATCGCTTTCCCCGTCTCGTTTGCTATCACTCGGTTAAATCTTGTCCACTGTTGCAGCCCGGTAAGTTTGAAAAATCCCTCTGTTGCTCTGTTTGATACGCCGCCGAAAAGACGTTCAAGATATTGAGATAATGCGCCGTCAAGGCCTATTCCTATTTCCTCGATAGCTTTGGTAGCGTCTGCTTTTTTCACTCCCTTGAAGACCATTCGCGCCGCTGACCTGGATATATGCGGTATCGATTTAGCAAGACCCTTTGCGTAAGATAAAGTGTTTCCGCGAATAAACGGCGTCATTATCTCAGACAAAGAAGATATCGTCGCAAGCGGCAACGTCCTGATCAACTGGTACGACAAATTGAAATTGTTTGCCTTCCTGAAAGACTGCGACTTTATCTGGTTGTAGTTGTTTTGAAGTGCGTCAGCAATGTTGTAAACGCGATCTATCTCAGCCTGCTTTGGCAGCCGCCCTGATAAACGCCCCTCCTCTATTCCCTTTCTAACAAGATTCGTAAGTTTGCCGCCGCCAACGCCGAACCGCTTTACCCATTCAGCGCGATTCATAGCTGATTGCGTGTATGAAGAAAGGACTCTGAATAAGTCGTTTTCAAGGAATGGTTCAAGCTCTGCATCAGGGATGAAGTCAAGCGTTCTGCCGCGTTCCAGATTTGGATTTTTCTTCCCTTTCAGGGGTGCCTTGAAGGTCTTTACATCAACCACGTTCCCGGCGTCGTCAAGTGAGACTTTTCTTACCGTGTCCGCTGGTGAAAATATCCCCTCATTATTGATTATATTCAACCTGATCTGGTTCGCTGCTTCTCCGTCAATCCCGTACTTGACAAAAACCTTTTCCAACTCGCCGCCAATTGATTCTTTGCTTATAAGCCGTTTGTTGTAAACTCTTGGAAAATAGTCTTTGACTTCTCCGGCTGATACCCCGGAATCAACCACGAATTGGCGCACATCATCAAGATACCCACGCAATTGTTTGACAACCTGATCTGCCATCAGAGATTGTGGTTTCTCTATGCCGCGCAGGCCGCGAGTTATTTCGCGCTCCACGGCTCTAGGAATCCCGCCGAACATAATCTTCCTTGTTATGGGGTTTAGAACGTCCATTAAGCGCGAAATGAACTTGCCAGTGTTCATCGAAACAGATTCATGATAGACCGGCTTGGCAACACGCTTCCCTGTTTCGTCAGGCTCAAGCATGTCTGCTATTTTGTTGAAATAGGTGTTTCTTTTTCCAACTCTTCTGATGGGCGTTATACTCTTCCCGGTAAGGAACTCTCCTGAATCTCTTAGCAACTCAAACGTGGTCTTGTCTGTTATGTCGTTAGCGTAACGAGAAAGTTTGTCGCCAATTGTTAGCTTAACCGGGACGAACTGTGCTCCGGCAGTTGCTCCAGCCTCTTCAAGATTCTGTGCTGCACGAGTGAAAACAGCATCTTCCGCGGTTCGCAGTCCAACACCAGATGAGCCAAACCTTTCGGAAGATGTGTCGATCGCCTCTTTTGCCCTGCCTCTTGAAACAACCTCGTCTGCAATCACCCTGCCTGATTCATCTATATGGGTTGCTACGACTTCATCACCAGCCGATAACGCCTCTTCCTTGCTTTGCAGGTAATCTAGTATTTCGTCACGCCTTCCTTGCGCCTCCATCATCGCGATGGATTTGACGTTTTCGCTGGTAGTCACATGAGCGCCGCCGTCGCCTGTTTGGACGATCTTCAATCCATCTATTTCTTGCGGGAGCGCGCTTCGGTCAGACACAAACACAGACTTGCGATCGCCTGATCGTACCTTGTCGATACCGGCGTCAATTGTGGGCCGCGGCTCCGGCATGGTGAACTTGTCGGCGTCAATAACGCTATTTAGCGCCGGTCCTGTATCTTGTTTGGTTCTGGCTATCCTGCCAATCCCGCGAGCGGCAACCGGGCCAACTATAGCGCCGATCGGGGCGGATATTCCGGCCGCTATTCCTACGTCCCGCGCAAGTTCAGATGTGCTTATTCGGCCCTCTTTGTCAAGCTGTATCAACGCAGATACAGGGGCTTCTATCGCTGCGCTGGTGGCGGCTGCTCCCGTCGCGCCAGCCAGTGATCTCCCAACCGTCCCGGCAGATTTTGCAACACTTGCGGCTGCCCTCGTTGCCCCAAGCGGGATTGCTAACAGTTCAGGGTCTCCGGCCAGGCCCAATAACACCTGGGCGACCGCCCCGCCAGGGTCTTGTTTTATTCCTCTTGCGATATCACCGACGCCTATAGGTTGCGATTCCGCTTGTTTTATTGCGGAGAGCTTCGCTTCTGCTTCGGCTAATTCGACATCGTCTCCTTGCTCAAACGCCAGATTCGCTTCTGCATTTATAAGGTCTTCATCAGACACGCCACCCATACCGTATCTGCGTTTTTGCTCCTCAATCTGGGCGGTCGTCGGATTGCCTGCAATCATCCTTGCGGCGCTCCCGAGCGCCCCTGTTTCCGCTGCGGTTTTTATGTTTCTTGAGAAACCCTGCAAGCCGCCACCATCCGTGAGGTTGCTTATAAAACCAGATGAAGTATCGACAAAGCCCGGATCTTCAAAACCCATGACGCGGACGCCTGGTTTCTGCTTCGGAACGGCGCTCTCTATTCTAATGAGACGGACGGATGGAGCAGCAGGGGCAACGCCAACTGGTTCCTGTTGTTCTCCAACACTGATTACTGAGACGGGCATTTTATTTCACACGCACCGCTTTCCCGTCGATTATTTGATACGTCTCTTCAACGCCGTCAACGTCGAGTCTGACGACCTTTCCTTCGTCTAGTTCACCGCTGGCAAGCAGGTCGTTGATAATTATTGACACGTCTTCTCTTATGGAACCTTCTTGCCGTTTCTTTTCGCTTCCAACGGGAGATTCGTATTTCGCTGATTTGTCCAGCGACAGATCGGCCCACTTGGTTTCTACGGCTGGCTCAATATTTGCTTCCAACTCGTCCACGGCGGAACTTACATGATCAATGATCGACCCACCTTCAGATTTCTGTTTCTTTTTTGCGAGCACCCCGGCGTCTCTTATAAGTGCTTCTTTGTTGTCAATATCTTCCAGTCCGCGCGCATCGATAATCGATTCGACCTCTTCACTCTCCCTTTTTGTCGGGAGCGATACGGGTTTCTTAAGCGCCTCGACCGTGGACTTTTTGATTCTCGCCACAGATCGCTGCTCCTCGCCTCTGACTCTTTCTACTTCTCTCCGTTGGCTGCCGCGCTCGCGCGCAAGCTCCATAGCCCTGTCCGCTTCGATCTGCTTAGCCGATCTAGTGGTGGTTCCAGGCGCTACAGCCCCACCCTGCACAAGCATATCCTGTCCGCCAACAGTAACAGCCTTCGGATCGCGAAAAGCCGCCGCATTGATCGCTTTTTGAAGGTTTTCAGGAGCGAGGTTCGTTATTCCTGCGGCATTCACAACTTCAGCCGAAAAGGCTTGATCCCCTGGCGTTGTGAAGTTTGCAAGCATTCGTTTCTGGGGCAGGCTCAGGCGATCCCCTAGCGTCGCGTTCCTTAGTATCTGCCTTGCTTGGTTCGGGTCACCCTGTCTCAAAGCCGCCGCCGCCAAATTGTTGATCATGGCAGGCTGCACCATGCTGTTGGCGATGTTCTGAGCGTTGAAATCACCAACCGCTTTGACAACCTGCGATGCTCTCGCGGGGTCTAGCGCCACCAACCTGGTGAAATTCTGCATTGACTCGGCTGTTGAGCCAATGGACATTTTCTGCCCCTGAGCCTCTTCCTGAGACGGGCTGGCGTTGAACACCTCGTTCACCTTGGCCGCTTCCTGCGCGCTGAGTGCAACACCTCCAGGCTGGCCTTGCTGCTGCGCCGGTGCCGCCTGTTGTTGCGCGGCAGCCACTGGTTGAGGTTGTGCAGTTGGCACACCCTGCATCAAAGAAACAGACTGGATCGGAGGTTGAGATGGAACCGGGAAAGTAGTGACGCCGCTCGGTTGAACGCCAGCAGGAGATACAGCAGCAGGGGCAGCTTGCGCAGGCGGAAGCCCAAGCCCAAGCAATGTTGGCTGTCCAGGCGGGGTGAATGCTGCGTTCAAGCCAGCCTGCGCGGCTGGGTTTATGCCAGTCGGCGGGGGCATTGGTTGGGCAGTTGGCGGCACTACAGACCCAACAGCGGCGGTTCTGGTCTGATGCGCGTTATACAGTTTCCCGATGTTCGACCCGAAAATCAGGCCCTGGTTTGCGCCGCCAATGATAGTCCCTGCGTCAGCAAAAATATCTAATAGACCCATAATATTTCTCCTACGGTATGACTCCGCTACCAATCAGGCCGCCAACGAGGCCGGCAACGCTTCCAATTCCAGCCAGCCCGGATGATCTGCTTTGCGCGTCAGCTTGAGATTGAGAGATAGCGGAGTTTATATCAAATTGGCGGATGTCCTCTTGCATTCCCATATTAAACATGGACATCTGATTGATAAGGCCCTGATTCGCCAAACCGAAATTCATGGCCTGACCGGCGGCAGTGAAAGGTGCTTGCGCCGCCCCGATGATCCCAGCGCTCTGCGCTGCGCCCATCTGTCCGTACAGGCTTGCTCCGGTGTTGGCGAAATTACCGGCAGCGGCGGACACTTGGCCTGCTGCGGTTTGTCCGACACCTGCGAGCGCGGCCTCTTGGTTGAAGAGGCTGTTGAGGCGCTGAACATTAGCATTCCGAACGGCAAGGTCACGATTCAGTTGGTTCGTCATTTCCTGCGAGGTGACGCCAACACCAAACTGGTTCAGGTCTTTTAGTCTCGACCCGGAACCAAGCAGGCCTTTGGCAGACGCCGCCGCGTCGATCGCGCCGATCCCTCGGTTGAACAGGAATTGAAATGCCGGGTCGTCTTCGTTGAATGAGAAGTTGAACTCTCCAGGGTCGAACCGGCCGGCCGGAACGTCAACACCGAGACGCCTGATTGCAGCCTGCCCAACCTCCAGAAACGGCATAATCGCTTCTTTCTGGAACTCAAACATTTCGCGGCTGAGCCCAAGCGCCTCCATAAGTGCTGCGACCTGCGCTTCCGATCCGGCCATATAAGCCGCGCCGAGTTCGTCGCCCAGGCCCAGAAGCCCCTCGATGTCAAACTCAATACCGCCTGATGGGGCGGGTGGGGTGGAGGTGGTAGTAGTTACGGGCGTTGTTCCACCTGCATTCGGATCAGTTATCGGTGGGTCGTTGATCGGGTCTCCCCCCCTATCACCCCCGCCGCCACCCTCAATATACAGCCCGCACCGATGCTTGATATAACCATCGAGGTATTGTTTCGTTTTCATCAGATAATCCCTGCTGCAATCAAATTCGTTCTGAGGTTGGCGCACCACACCTGCGCGTCATTCAACACGGCAAACGCCGGAATTCCAGGGTCGGCTGTTTTCTTTACCAGTCCGGCGGCAAGCAGCGTAGCCAAATCCAGGTTTCCCACAATATATCCATTCGATCCATGGGCGGAAGTTGCGGAAGCATGGTTTCCGAAAGCCGTTGCCAACAGCCCCAAATCCGTGGCGAGCGTTGAAATGTCCGTTGTGATGATAACCAAATCAGCGTTGATTTGTGTGATAGACGTGTTGTTCGTGTTGATGTCGCTCTGGTTATCAACGATGTCACCGGCGTTATCCGCAACATCCCCGGCAATCTCGACATTCTCATCTTCCACGGCAGAAAGAACGCTGTTCTTTCCGACCAGCCTTTCAATCTGAGAGAGCCATCGGTATAGCTCGCGCGAAGCGTGAACGTCGATGTTGTCTCCACTGCCATCGACAAAAACCGCGATAGCCTCTCTCGCGGACGGGATCGCGTAGGGTCTCTTAACGGCCATCGAATGACTGCCCCATATAGAAGATTGAGCGCCTGAATACCACCTGCCCGTCGTAGAAGGTGCGCCATCTGAATGCCCGGCTTCTGGTTCTGCCTAGAGCGTCCCATGTTGGGCGATATTTCTCAGAATCTTTCACGATCCATCGTTTTCCGGCGTCGCACCATTTTTTACCCTGCGAGTCGGTGAAGTGAAGAAGCACGGAATCTCTTGGGCCAGGCTGTTCACAATCCGAATCCAAGAAACCGCAAGAGTTTTGAAACTCAAACTCCAGGCGCTCAAACGATACCTCGTCCGTCGCAAGCTGTATGGGGGAGGTGGACGCCTCCCTCATAATAGGCTGTTCGTCATGCAGGAAGTAGCCCATATCGAGGCTGTAGACGCTTCCGCCTGCTGAGCCGATAATGGGCTGTCCTTCGTGCATAACACCGCAGGTGGCCATATAGACGCCGTATGGGCGACCCTCGCAGGTATCATCACACCACGGGGGAAGCTTGCAATTGTCCATGGTGGCAAATTCCGACCATGCGCCATTCGCCTCATCGAATACCCATGTGCGTTTCGCCTTTGGCAGAGTCAGGAAATAAAGTTCATGCCCCTCAATAGACAGCCCGAACGCGAAAGCGTCGTCCACTCCATCCGTGTAGTAGCGATGCAGATCGTGCTCTACGTTCTGGTGCTGACTGATCGGGATCGGCCTGTAGGACTTCGCCGCCGTTCTGTAGACACGCAGATCGTTTCCAATCCAATACAGGTCTCTGGTCAGTTTTGCGACAGTGTTTCCGCTCGCGCATCCAACCTCAAGAAACGCATTACCGAGCCTTTGAAACGGCGCATCCTGATCGCCAACATTTGTCCAGACCTCAGTAGAGGTTTCTCCGAACATCCATAATTCATGCTCGAAAGCAACAACACGAAGTAGATTGTCCGGTGCCCCCTCTGCTGTGGCGAAATTGAGTCCGTTGTATTCATCGTAGTCCTTTATCTCAGACCATGTGAATTCGTCACTTCCGGACAGGGACCAGATCGCATACCCATCTAGATAAGTGGTTGATGAAACAGGCAGGAAACTATCATCTGTGATCTTCTGCACGTTTCCGCTGTCGAAATCGTAGATGTATCCCGTCCTGCGATCAGACCACCAAACCTGAAACACTCGCTTCCCGGAGTCCGTCAGGTAGGTTCCATGCGCGGCGTGAATGATTTTGCCGTTGTTGCGCTTTTCGATAAGCCTGCACCGGCCACCCGTAACGTCGTAGAACCCTTCACGGCTCCATGCGAACAGGTGTCCGCCGGCGGAGTGGAGTTGTACTACGTCCGAATCATCATCAGGCAGGTTGCAGAATGGTCTACTGCCAGGAGCGCCAACCAAAACAAAAGCAGTCGCGTCCCCGGCGTTGCTCTGTATGGTCAGATTGCGCTCCGGCAGTAGATTGACTACTCGCTCAAGGGCGGCTACGCGAGTCCGGCCTGAGTACGTTTGGAACGCCCACGGTAAGGCTAGCCTTGCCATCAGCCATACCAAGGATCGTGAACGACCGACTTGTTGTTCCATGGGACGGTCAGATCAAGTTCTTCGTCTTGCGCTATTTGCCTTTCGTTGTCCCGGTGCAGGAGATTAACCGCGAGAGCGCGATCCGTGATCACGGCGGGGGTGCGCTTGACGTGTGCAAACGGGGCCATGTCGTAAGCCAGGATCGCCACGATTGCCGAGTAATATCCTTGCGGAAGTTCCAGGCAACCGGCATTTATTGAATGCGCGTGAATTTGCGGTATTCTGTTGGCCGTGACTGTCGCCTCTATTTCAACCGGGCATGGACCACAAGTCATTGCCTTCGTTTTCAGACACCAGTCTTCGCATCCATCGAAGCAATGCCGCGCCTCATGCACAATGTCGTCCATTGTTTCACGTGAAACAGGGGAGCCGCAGGTAAACACCTCGAACTCCCACTCAGGGTTCTTGCATGGCTTTTTCGGACAACACGCTTGTTCCAGAAGATCACCATCAAACGGCATTGTCGCCCGGATCAACAGATTGCTTCCTTTCGGCGGGATGGAGTCGAACACAATTTCCCCATTCGGGGCGGACTGCTGAAACCACATCTCGGACGGTAGGGCCGTGTAGTTCTCCCTGTCAGGAGCGTCTCTCAGAAATTCCGCCGCTTGGTTGTTGACGCGGATTTTCTGATCGCCGAGAAAATAATCACCGGACACAGAGCCGCGATGGTCGTCACAGCAGATGTTTGTTTCGCACCCGCACTCGGGCTTGTGAACCCATGCGGCGTAATAAATGGTATGCGGAACAGCCCAGGCGCACAGATCGCCGCTCGGGCCGATCGCGTATCGGTTTGAACATCGATCCAGACAGAATTCAAGGCGGTGCAGAACGGGAAGCTTGCGGGAGTCGATCGAAAACCGATCGAACAGTCTACGCAGGCCTTTGATTATTTTCTTTTTGTTGTCAGGGTTTACGCATCCAGCGCCATCGCCCCAGTTGAGGATGTCTGCAACGTCTTGAATGACCGTGTCGAGTTCGACGAGCATCCCGGTGCTTTAATCTCCCATGCTCTCGGCAGCCCATTGCTCTCCATACTGTTCTTCCCAGGCGTCCATCTCTAGTCTCCATTTCTCATAGGTTCCTTTCCCTGCCGCAGTCCGGCGGTCAACGTCCGGGCGCTCGGGAGGGTCGGGCAACACGTCGTCCAGGGCCTCTGTATCTGCTGCCTCTACCGTATCCTCACTTTCCTCTTCGGTCTGTGCAGGCTCGACTTTCCATGGCTCTACTATCGGCACGGGCTCTTCTTTCTGTTTTGCCTCTTCCGGGGCAGAGGTTGACGGCGTGTGTCCAGCCTTCTTTGCTGCCGCCAACGCATCGTTCGGGTTTCGGTACCATCCTTCAACACCGCGTGACGTTTGCAATACGGTGAACTGCTCGCTCTCAAAAGCTCCGGACCATTTACCTCCGGAGAGCAACCGTTCGGCCACGTCGATACTGACCCCGGCTTTCAGCCGGAAACGAATCGAGGGTTCGTTCTGCGTGGCTTCCGTTCCGTCAATTGCCATCGGACGCTCGCGGTGGGCGCGCTCGTTGTGATCCTTGGTCAGTCGGTCGTACTCCTCCAGATCGTAGGAGAGTTGCATAGACTCCTGGTCCATGCCGAGGTCAACCCCCTTCTTTATGTCATCACTTACTCGTTTGGCCGCGTTGTCCGCGGCTTGCTGGGCGATCCTGCGCCCAACGAATTCTTCATCTAAATTTACTTCTGTCATCTTGGGGACTCCATTTTGGTTGAAAAGCCCCACCGACGATCTGCCGGCGGGGATTGACTCATTGCAGCAATAGGCGCTTACGGAACGGTCACCACCCAGGTAAATGTGGTGCTGCCCACGTTGCTGTCCGGGTCGGTTGCCGTGACCGTGACGGTAAACGGGCTGGAAGCGCCCTGCCCAACGTCGATGGTCCCGGTAATTTCTCCGGTTCCCGTGTCGATAGAGAGGCTGGTCGGTAAACCAGTCGCGCCATACACAAGCACATCATCGTCAGGATCGCTGGCGACGATTTGCAGGGATACCGCGGCACCTTCATCGTCCAACTGATCTCCGGGGTTCGTGACCACGGGATCATCCACCACGGTTCCGGTCGGAAAGATCGAGGTCTCGACCTTGATCAGCGGGGCTGTGCCAATGCAGTTGGCAATCAGCGCGCCGGCCGGGTCGTTGCTCAGATCAATCTCGCTCTGCGGGAATGGCGATGCCGGGGTCAGATGATATCCGTTCTGGACAAAATCCATCGGATACCACTGGTTCGGCATGTTGTGCTGCCCGAGCATCACGTAGCCGCGCTCGCTGTTCACACGATCCACGTATTCGGTGGGCACGTGGAACTTAAGCGGGACAGTTGCGGGCGGGTCGGTCCCTGCCGGTTTCCAGAAATACTCATTGAAACCGCCGGTGAGGCTCATTTCCATGTGCTTATCCAGCGGGTCGGTCCCGCACGGGTCACTCTCGCACTCATTTACGCAGTTGCCACAGTCCTGCATGACTGCCCCGCAACCAGGATCGATTTCCACAACCAGATGGCGATCACCGCTATCGGTCGGGCTCGTCACCCAATAGGCGTTGTAGGCCGGGTCCCATTCCCAACAAACCCGCTTGGGGTCATAGTCAGGAACGACGGGCGGGGGAGGAATGATCAACTCTCCACAGTTACCACACTGTTTGACCAGCGCAACATCTACGGAAAAGTCGAACGCCTCCGGGATCAGACACTCACTGGGCGTCTGAGGATCGGGGCTGTCGCAACCGCAACCGGCATTGACAACGAGGGGGTTAAGGTCTGCCATGGTAGCCTCCTTTAGCAGTTGCCAACTTCGGGGCCGACCAATCGGACTCCGAGGTTGCGTTGATAGGCGAGCGCGTCCAGGTACATGTCGAGGCGGTGGGTCTCCGTAGGCCCATGCTCGATATCACCTTCGATTGCGTAGCTGACAGCGCCCAGATTGCCGGTGATATCACCGGCCTCCTTGACGTTGATGCTCATCGTCTCGTAAAAGCCAAAGCCCTTCATTTTTCCCGGAGTGGCCGGAATCAGGGTGATTGCTTCGTTGAGCCATGCGATGGATTGCTCATATGAAGTGTTGGGTTTGAGGCCTTCGGAAACCACCACGTCAGCACCATCCACAGGGGAAGCGGTAACGTTGGCGTAGGCGTCAGAAGTAATCTGCTGCCCCCATTGGTTCTCGCCAAGCACTACGTTCTGATGCTGAGGGCGCAGTTGCGGCCAGATACGCACAGGCGCTCGGCCCTGCGAATCGGTCCACACGTCGCATTCGACGCGGAACTGCATCTTCTGCCCAGTACGAGTCTGCGACGCCGTAACGACGCCTTCCGTACCGCAGAACGAGATGGTCTCTCCGGCGTTGATGATTTTACGGTTCGCGGCATCCGCGCCGCCGTAAATCCACATCGTACAGCCGGTCTGACACGCTCCTGCAACCTGTAGACACAGCCCGGCACGATCGCCGGTTGTGAAGTCGCCGAAACGCTGCATAGACTCAACCATATTGAACTGGTTTGAGAAGCGCGTAACGCTGGTCGGGTTGATGGCGTTGGCGTCATAGTAGTCCAACGAATCCATCACGTTGTCCGACAAGGCGAGATTCGGCTTACCCATGATTCCAGCCCGGCGCAGTTTGCTTTTCACCTGCTGCATGGAACGGCCCGGATCACCGGGGTTGAACGGAACCATCCACTGCATATTCTCCAGTTCCTTTGCGAATCGCTGATCCGCGCGGATGGCAAAGGCGCGGCCTGCGCTCGTTTCCAGCCGGTCCTTGAACTGGTCCACGGTTGTCTCGAACGTGACGTCTTCCTGGCCGATATCGCGAGCAACGTTGTAGTGGCCGTAAAAGGTGATTTCGCCCCACAGCCTGGTATCTGACGTGCGCTTGATATTCGGCCCGATGCCGGCGGTGGTGTAGCCGGATGGCAGGGGAATGATGTACTTTCGTCCGCCACGCGATTGGATTTTGGCCTGAATGATCCTGCGGGCGTCGCGGTCGTGGTATTTGATAAGCTCGGACCACCGCATAAAGTCTTTGATGGTTAGAGCTACCATTTCACGCATTGGAACGCGGAATTGGTCTGCTGTGTAGGGCATTAAGTTGGCGGACGGTTTAGTCTCCGCACGACTCAAGATTCAACGCTTCTTGTGGCTCTGCCCTTTCGGCGCGCCCGATTACCCGGCGTCGGTTCGCGGTTTACGCCCCGCGATGGCTGTTGGCCTAGAACTCGTAAACGGCTTCTTCCGTCTCTCCGTCGTCCGTTTTCCCGGCCGGTTTTCCTTTCAGGAGGGAAGATGGTTTCGGTTTCTTTTTGCCGGCCACTTTTTTCCCTTCCTTTTCAATAGTATCCCCTTTGAATATACCTTGCAAGGATTTCTCGAATTTATCCGGATCGTTCTCCGCTTTCAACATCGCCAGGGTGACTTGGGCGCGAAGCCCATCATCCGTAACGATTTGTTGCAGCATCGCAACGCCGTTATCCATTTTGTTGGCGGATGAAATGATGTTGATCGGGATTTCTCCCTTCTGCGCTGCTTGAGTGATCTTGGCATCAAGGAGCGCAATTACCCCTTCGTCGTCAATTTCTTTGCTCAGTTTTTGCCGTAGTTCAAGCTGATCGATTGAGAATTGAGACTGGTCTATTTTGCCTAGCGCAACAAGGGACGATTCCTGCCCATTCGG